CTGATGAAATTATTCAATTAAAGGTTTCATCTAACACATCGGGTACGCTAACTCTTTCTGATGTGATATTTTTCGCAGTTAAGATCACTCCTGCTGCTTAGCGATGCAGATGCTGCAACTGGTTTTCTTGTTGATATTTACGTTAAGATACTAAGGGTGAATTAACAAAAAGCCCCGATTAAGGGGCTTTGTTTTACTCTACAATAATTGCGTTCTCACATCTTACCCATTGCCAGTTATCCATATCATCTGGATCATCGTCACAATGGATCAGCCCAATTAGCGCCTCTGGGAAATTACAGCTTATAATTTTGTACATGGATCCGTTATAGATAGCCTTCATTCCAGCACCAAAGCTCATTTGGTTAAATTCTTCAATTGTCATACCTAACACCCCATAAACGTTGGAAGCGATTTCACACGCTTAAGATTAATAGCCTTTACGCGCTTATTACTCTCAGCAGCGATTACCCATATTGAGCGATGGCCTAGTTTAGCTTTACACTTTGCAAGGTCGCGCTCGATTGCTTCTTGAAATTCACTCATTTTATTTCTCCAATTTAATGATACTAACATCTAGGCACGCGCCACTAACATACGTGCCGCCAAGTGCAGAACATACCTTTTCTTCTCCGTGTTGATATGTAATAAGCCACGTAAGCAGAACAGCTCCAGCCAGAAAAGCACCAGCAATCACCTTGTCTATACTATCCATTACCATCTCCTTTATTGATTTCCTTTATGTGCTTAGGGTTAAAATATATCCGCTTACCATGCAGCATATCGACCACATAACCAGCCTTGATGTTTTTCTCAACTCGCTGCCTTGTTTCACCCTGCTGTCTAGCAAACTCTGCTAGTGACTCGTGATGCGCTTTAATGTATTCACTTAGTAACATTTGAATCCTTAACCCACAAATTTTTGTTTTCAATAGCACTGTCAAGGTCGGTAACAACCTGAAAGCCATTCTCATGCTCGCCTTCAGAAAAAACGCCTTGCCAGTAAAGTTCACACTGGAAATACAAACCTGCTAACTCCATATTGCTTAAGTGCCTAACGTTTATCATCGCGACCCCAACCCCGAAGGGCTTATCTTGGTAGGTTGGTTACTGTTCTGCGTAAGAATTCATTTTGCTTAACTCTACTTGTTGGAACTTTTCCGCAAATAAGGCCTGCGCTTTCTATTTCTTCTTTGATAAATTTCGCTGCTACTCTTGGGCTTGCTGCGTCTTTGAATGAGTTAAGTGTAAGCGCTAGTTTAGTCATTTCGTTTTTCATTTTATTTCCCGTTGGTATGCTTCGTTTCGATGCAATAACTATAGCAACTAACTATTGCCTATGCAACTATTAATTGCATTTATTTAAGCGCTCTTATCAATTAAAATGGTTTTGTTGATTGGGGTCGAAGCCATGAAGACAGATCAGAGGATTTTCTCAAGTGTCCAGTTAGTAATTAAACCTGCTAACTTCTTCGACAGGATGCTTGGCAAAGTCCTTTTTTATTGCCTGCTATATTCTTCCCTTTTCAGCCTGTCTTTTTGGTGGGCTTTCCCAGTAAACGAAACCCAAAAAATTTAAAGTTGTACCGCTTTGCTACTAGATGACTTTTAGACCCGAGATAAACAGCACTTAGTCATGGTTATATGGATTCATGCACCAACAAGGATGCGAACGCATAGCTGATTACTAGCTAGTAGATATAATCTTAATAAAGATAGAATGAAGCAAAAGATCCCATCCATGACAGAGGGGCCTAGTGATACTTATTATCAAAATTTAATCAATTTATAAAACGTGCTAAAATAAAATAAACTAAGAGGAATTATTATGGCTTTAATTGTCGAAACAGGTAGCGGTGTAGCTGACTCTGATAGTTATCTATCGCTAGTAGATGCTAGGGCGCTAGCTGCAAACTACGGAATCACATTACCTACAGATGATGTTGAGGCTGAGGTTTTGTTGCGTAACGGCTACCTAGGCTTGCTACCAATGGAGCCGCAACTACAAGGTAGGCGCACACACGATATTCAAACCAACATCTACCCGCGAACAGGTGTATATAAAAACTGTGTCGCTGTTGATGCAGACTCAATACCAAATGAATTGAAGTTAGCGCAACTGTATCAAGCTGAGGCTATTCAAAATGGCGCAGGGACTAACACTGTAAACAGCGAAGCGAGAGTAAAGTCAAAATCACTTGACGGCGTGTTCAGCAAAACATACATGGACGGCTCTAGCGCCCCTCTTAATGCTGTTGTGCAAGGAGTCCAAAACCAGATGTACCCATTAACTAGGATCGGTTACCAGCAATCACCTTGTGGTGGCGGTGGTTATGGCAATGGTTTGGGCCGTGAGAATATGGGTTACTTAAGATGAGCGGCGCAGATATTGATAGGGATGTAAAAGAGATGCTTAGGGATGGCAATAATTTTGTTGGCCCGAACCCTAACCCTATTTACAAAGAGGTCAAAGTTTTGACGGGTGGCGATGGAATTATTCCGCCGACAGAAACCATTACCGATGTACCGCTAGTTGACGCTATATTTCAAAGCTACGACCAAAAGAACATAGACGGCACTTTGATTCAAGCTGGCGATAGGTTGATAGTTTGCAATGGCGATGTAGAGCTAGCGGCTAACGACTTTATAAAAGAGGCTGGCGTTAGATATATGGTTGTAACCTCTGAGGTAATTAAACCTGCTGGAATTGTATTGGCTGTCAAAGCATTTGTGAGGCGTCAATAATGCCATTAAAGGGCTTAAGCAATGTAAAACAAGCAATTGATAAAGTCGTTGAAAGCGCTAACGATGACGTTAAAGGCATCTATCTTGCCGGGCTAAAAAACATTATCGAAGGAACTCCAGCGCGAAAAGGTGTGGCAAGGAATAACTGGTTTTTATCAGAAGGTAGTCCGACCGGTGCATTTAAAGCATCTCCTAGTGTTGGCGGTAGCGCGTCACTTAATAGTGTTCTTCGCAATATGCCTCAATCGGTACTAGGCAAAACGCTATACTTTACCAACAACACGCCTTACATCAACGTGCTTGAATACGGTGGATATCCTAACCCTGTTAAATATGGATCTTATTTTGAGGGTAGATTTCAAAAGCTATCATCAGGTGGATACTCAAAGCAGGCTCCAGGTGGATTTGCACGTAAATCAATTAAACTGATGCAAGCAAAAATAAGGACTCTGTAATGAGTGATTTAAACATTAGGCGCGCACTGGCTACGGCACTGGTTAGCTCTGGCATACCTCAAAGCAATATAGCGTGGGAAAACTCAGGCTTTAATCCTACAGGGCTGGACTATTATGTTGATTTCAACTTTTTCCCGTCTACTGATGTTGCTAATGGCAAACTTCAAATAGATAGCGTTGATCAAAACGGATTCGTTCAGGTGTCGGTATTTACAAAGCTAAGCGCTAACGACTACGGAACCAAATACCTAGAGACGATTGACATCGTTAAAGGCGCGTTTTCATCAGGCTCTGAAACAAGTTATAATGGGCAAGTCGTTGAGATTGAAGACTCAACAAACATAAACCCGTCTGACTCTGAATCTTGGTATCAAGGCGGTTTAACAATTAATTATCAAGCTTTTAAAAAGAGGGTTTAGCAATGGCTACAGACGGCTTAAACGGCACTCAAGTGCTTATATCAGATGCTTCAGGCACTATCGTTGGTCAAGGTGACTTTACAATTACTTACGGTGGTGAGCCAATTAATATCAGCAATAAATCAGGCCAAGACTGGGAGTGCTTGCTTGATGGCGAGGTCGCTACTCAGCAGATCGTTATGGCTGGAGAGTTAACATACAACCTAACAGCAAGCTATGAAGCTCAAAAGGCTGCAGCGTTTACCGGCACACAAGCCGAGTATACTTGCACTTTCGGCGCTACTGGTGAAACGCTAGTTGGTACTTTCCATCCGCATGGGATGAGCGATACAGCTTCTCGCGGCGTAAAGGTTGCTACAACCATTAGCTACAGCTCAAGCGGTGAAGTTGTCCGTACACCACTAACGCCAGCGCCATAACATGAAAATAACCCTCTGCTATAAAGACTATGAGTGTAAGGTTTCACTCTTAGCTATGAAGCAGTTTAAGCAAGCCACTAAAAAGGATTTGTGGCTTACGCTTTTGCAGGCGTATAACGCATTCATAACCACTCAAAACCAGTCTGAGCTGGATAGGCAAGCAGCTATTTTAAGTGTTGTAGATTTTGAAACTGGAGCCGAGCTATTTAACGCGGTAACAGATAAAGAGATCACAACACAAGAAATAGAAGATGCTATGTATCACTCAGGGTGGAGAAACCATAAAGACACTACAGCGCAAAATGAGCCTTGGACTCTGCAAGTAGTAAATCTAGCCGTTCAATATGATGAAATAATGCATGATTTACATGAAGTAAAAAAGCCCAAACCAGTTTCAGAACAGAACGAAAGCAAGGAGTAGTTGAGTTTGATTTCCCTTTCTGGGGCTGGTGGAAGTATCTAGTTAAAGAGGTAAACATTTCACCTTCTGAAGCTTGGGGCTTAGACTTTGCTGAAGTTCAAAACCTAATTGATAAACCTGAAATAGATGATCAAGACTTATCGCTAATGCTCAACTTTGAAAGGTTTAGTAATGGTGCGCCAAGGTCTTTCATGGGGTGGGAATAGTGACAGAAAAACTGATAATCGAGCTAGACGCGAAAACCTCAAAGCTTCAGGCTGAGCTAGATGAAACAAACAAAAAGCTTGATGAGTTAGATAGCAACACAGAAAAGGCTGATAAAGGCCTTTTCACAATGTCTGGCACTAGCGATATAGCAGCAAAAAGCCTTGGCGCTGTAGCTGCTGCGGCTGGCGTTGTAATCACATCAATAACAAGCCTAACCAAAGTAACTAGTGAATACGCAAAAGAGATCAAAGTAGCTTCTGACCTTTCTGGTGTTGCTGCAGAGCAGTTGCAATTAATGGCTCACGCCACCGCGACTGTTGGCGTTGGTATCGAGCAGCTTGGTGATATATCAAAAGACACTAGAGAGAAAATAGGTGATTTCTTAAATACTGGTGGAGGCGGTTTCCAAGATTTCGCAGATGCAATGAAGCTCACAAAGGAGGAGGCGCGATTAATGGCCGCTGAATTTGCTGAGTTGAGTGGCCCTGAAATTCTGCAAGAAATGGTTTCTCGAATGGAAGACGCTGAAGTTTCAGCAGTCCAAATGTCACACGCTTTAGAAGGTATGGCGTCAGATACCACAAAGCTAATCCCATTGCTAAGGGATGGCGGCAGAGAGTTGCAGGCGTTAAGTGATGCAATGGCTAGTGTGGTTGTACCACTTACAGATGAAGATATTGATATGTTCATCAAAATGGGGCAAAGCGCAGACCTTGCAGCTGCATCTCTTGAGAGCCTGACTAACACGGTCTTGCTAGCTCTTGGTGAGGCTTTTATCGATACCGCAGATAAAGCGGCACACTTTTACGCGTCTCTTAATGAAGGGACTCAGGCGCAGCTTACAAGCAGGTTAGTTGAGATCAATGAAGAAATATCAACCTTAGAAGAAAGCATGCTAAATGCTGAAAGTGGATGGGGTAGAGTATGGAACACCCTGACGTTCAACACGCAGCAAGAGAAATTCGCTCTAGAAGATATTAACGAGCTACTAAAAGAGCGCGAAGATATTCAGCAGCAGCTTGCGGAGTCTAGCGGATTAACGCTTCCAACCTCTGGCGGTGATGATGGCGAGGCGGCGCCTTTAGGGTCAGTGACTCCAACTGCAGATGAAAATGCAAAAGCGATTGAAGATCTAATTAATAGGTTCAAGACGGAAGAGGAGTTGCTAACCGAAAAGTACGAAAAAGAAATAGAACTCGCAGCAAACAACAAAGAGTTACTATTGCAGCTTGAAAATGAGTACGCAGAAAACCTACTAGAGCTAGATGAGGAGGCGAATACTCGTACTGACGAAGCGTACCAAATGCAGCTTGATAAACATCAGGCATTCCTAGATGACAAAAAGAAGCAAGAAGACAAGGCAGCAAAGGAAGAGAAAAAGCGTGCTGACGAAGAGGTCAAGCTAAACAAGAAAACAGAAAACCAAAACAGACGAACCCAAGACGCTGGGCTTGCTTCGGCCATGGCTATTAACACGGCACTTTTTGAAGATAACAAGGCTGTTAGATCTGGTTTAATCATAGCTGACACCGCAATGGCTATCTCTAGGCAGTTTGCCGACCTTCCATACCCAGCCGCTCTAGCTTCATCCGCAGCAATTGCCGCGAATGGAGTTATACAACTGGCGGCGGTTAATAGCTCATCAAAAGGTGGAGGCGGAAGCGTTTCAACCCCGTCATCAACTGGAGGCGCTACAGCTACAGAGCAAGCAAGCGTTACAGGCGAGATTGAGGTTAACGAGTCAATTGGTAGCGGAGGTCAAGTTTCTGACACATCAAACACTATTACAGTTACAGCTCAAGACTCTGATGCGGTCACAATGGCTCTTGCTGATATTGTAAGAGATATGATTAATAGCGGCGATATAGCGCCTTTCCCGCAGGGGTAATAAATGTATATTTCACAAAGCAACGACTTAACAATATCGACCGTGACGGTTCCCGATGATCCAGGGGCTAACCCTCTGCAATACCTGCTAAACAGGGATTTCTCTGAAATATACCGCAGCGG